CATCTACAGGTGCCTGTTCTTTATTTGAATTCTCCCAATCTCTAAATAAGAAACTACCTTTAGCATGTGCTTCTTGTTCGATAACTTTTAAATTCTCATCAGCATGAACATCTGTAGTATAGAAAGTTAGGTTCTGTCCCTCTAGGTTCTGCATGTGATGTACAAGTTCGTGACAAAAACTTCTTAAAACATCTTTAGGGTGACGACCTGTTACGTATAGAGCGATTTCCTGATTCTGTGGATCGTAATATCCTGTTTTGCCAAATAACTTAGAAGCGTTCTCTTCGTCGTGAAGTAATTTTACTTCTGGGATAGGAACTACTTTCATATCTTGGCTCATACAGTACTCTAAGATAGAAGCGATATGAGGAGTAAAATCAAATTTAGAATCTTGTGCTTGTTCTGGTAGCTGTCTTTGATGAGGAGTCCAATCTTCTTTATGATTCTTATTCTTATCAAAATACGGTACCGATACTCTAATATGATCTTGTCTATACTCTACATCAAATTCATCTGGTAGAGCATCTTGCAAGATCTTTGTATAGTTCTGCAACTTCTGTCTTTCTTCAGAAGGCAGTACAGCGATAGGTGCTACAGGAGATCCTTTTGTAATCTCTTTTACCTCTTCTTTTTCTTCGTATATAAAGTTGGTGAAAAGCTCATCGATAGCTTCAGCCATTTGTGTTTCAGGTGTCTTCACAATATCGTATACTTTTTCCTTATCTACTCCATCTGGTAGAGCGTCAAAGAATGATTCTTTATCTCCAGCTCTTAAGGCTTTTCTTGCTGCAGTACCGCTAACATTTGTACCAGTTGACTTGATAACCTCTACATTTAAGTTAGGGTATTTTCCTTTATTCTTTTCTAAGTAAGAAGTTCTATCAGCAATATCAGCTTCATCTTCTTCATCTCTAGCTCCTAAGAACCAATACACTTGATCGTCTGGGTTATTTGAAGCGTAAGAGTATATGTGTCCGATAGGAGGTTTAGAAGCAGGTACAATCTCTACATTACTACCTAAGCTATCTCTATATAGATTCCAGATAGCTACAGATTGATCTTGAGTAATACCGTCTCTAACATTCTTACCGACAAAGATAATCATCTTATCTAAATCAGGTACTTGAGCTAAAGCTTGCTTTGCTAACTCGTAATGCCCTTTGTGTGGCGGTTTAAATCCTCCTCCTATTACTCCTATTTTCATTAGCCTACAAACTGTTTTACTCTTGAAGCAATCTCTTGCTCAGTTTTAAGATACTTATCAACTTGGCTTTTTACTTCACCAAATTGTTTAGCTAACTCTATAATTTGAGCTTGAAATAGTTCTTGAGTTTTAGCTCTACTTTTTTGTCTCTTCTCTAGTTCTTCTGGTGATAAGTCTTCATCAGGTACTTCGCTCTTAAAGCTTGATGAGAATCTATCTCCTCCTTTTTCTAATAAGTCTGTAAAGTATTCTTTTAATTTACCTGCTTTATGGGCTGCTTCGAAAGCTTCTACTTCTTTTTTGATCTCAGCATCTTGAACAGGTGCTTGATACATCATAAAGTTATTTCCTAACTTTGAACTATAAGCTCCAATATTACCGTAAACTTTATTCCAAGTAGATAAAACTGCTACCTTAGGAACTCTTCTTTCTCTTTGGAAGTTTCTTAAGAAAGATACCATTGGGTCAGCATATACCATTATCATCATGAAATCGTAAGTTTCATTATTGAGCAAACCTGGTACTTGTTTTCTACGGAATAAACCTCCTACCATCTTAGCGGCGCTAGATGCTGTAGTATCCCAGATAAAATTCTCAGCACTATCCACAGCAGCAGGAACATCTTTGTTATCGACTTGTGCTGAAGCTTGAGTTAAGTTCATCGGCTCTTCTTCACGTTCAATATAAGTATCTGGATTCATATACTTAAATCCGGGAGCGTTTGGTATAACAGCTGATTTAGCTAGATATGTTTTACCGGCACCTGCAGCACCGGCCATAATAATGGCTTTAGCGCTCTCAGGAGCTTCGTATAGAAGAGCTTCAGTTAGTTTCATAGTTTAATTTTGGTAGGATAACTATTATAAATAGGTTCCGTAGTCGGGTTATCGAGCTTATATAAACTATAGATAGTTTGGAACAGTTCAAAGTTCTCATCAATATTATCAATCTGTTTGATCTCCCAACCTTTTCCTTGGTACACTCCTTCTTTTTTAGATTCCGATCTCTTAGAAGATTTTAACCATAAAATACCGGTTCTATCAATCTTTTGACCAAACATCTCTTCCCAAGCTTTAGCATATGCAGCTAACTGCAAGTCGTAAGAACGGTGAAGATTATTTGAAGTCTTAACATCAAGCAGCCAGATCTCTCCATCCATTTCAACAATTAAATCGGCAGTACCTGCATACTTATATTTATCTGAAAAGGTAAACTCTTCTGCTGCAATAACTGTTGGTTTATGTTTCTTAAAAAACTCTGCTGCTTTTAAGATCATTTGCCATACCCTAAGATTATACTTAGCGTTACCGAAGTCATCCATCCAGGTAATCTCTTTACCTGCAATCAGATCTTCTACAGCCTCGTGCACGGCAGTACCTTCGTTAGCTGCTTTTCTCATAATGAGGTCAGCATTATGACCTACATCTTTCAACCAATTATCGAAGAACTTATTCTTTGGCATGTACTGTAAAACGGTTGTTACTGAAGGATAATATACTCCTTCTTCTTTCTTGTACACACGGCGGTCTAGGAACGTAATCTGTTCTAGAGTACCGTCGTACATTAACTTCTTCTTCTTGTGTTCGTTTAGAACATTAGCACCTTTGTATATCATGCTAGTTGTAGTTTGTGCTTCAAGAGGTCGCTGAAGGTTAGCTCTTGAGCGGATTGAACGTGATGAGTGAAACTAGAGAAACCCATCTCGCTTGGATCTTTGTCTAACATATCAACTAAGAAGACACGTTTACCCATTGATAAGAACTGCTCAGAATAGCTTAGCGCTTTTTTCAGAGCATCTTTATCCAATGCTATATAAATGTCTTGAACCTTAGAAGAAACTAATTTCTTCATTAAGCTCTTAGATAGTGTTTTACCTAAGATCGGGACGGCATTACGCTTAACAGCCATGGCATCAAATACTCCTTCAACAAGTACAATAGGCTGGTCCCAGTTAATCATGTTTTCGAAAACAACAATATCTTTAGAGGCAGATGGATTCTTATACTTCATAAAAGCATCTTCAAACGTCCTACCAACAAAGAAGTTGATGTTATTATTTTCATCGTAAGAAGGTATGATTATCCTTCCTCCGTATTCACCGGTCATACAGTAACCGATATTATATTTTATAAAATCATTATCCGTTAAACCTCTTTTATAAAGGTAGCGTCTAATCTTATTTGCAATAATCGATGTAGTGGATGCTGAATGTATTGGTTGGAATTCTTTAGGGAGTTCTACAACTTCTAAGTCATGGTAAGTGATTTTTTCACCTTTCTTAACGTACTTTAATACTTCTACAGCTTCCTCTTTTCCGATCTTCATCTGACGAAGAAGAGACTTAATAGTACGTCCACGAGTATTACATACCCAACATTCCCAAGGATTGTGTCCTTTCTCATCAGACACCATCTTGATCTCTAGCTTAGGTTTACGGTGATTACAAAACGGGCAATGAAACGCATAATTATCTCTTGCTCGCTTGTGGGATTTACCTAAAACATTTTCAACTGCATTTAACAGCAATCCATTCTCCATAGAGAGTATAACTAATTCTACCTCTTAATATACGAATTTATATACTAAGATCCAACTTCAATAAAGTCTTTTTGATAAAACTTACCTAAGATGTTGTCGTTTAAGAAATCGGGATTTTCTAAAGCATCGTTGATAAAGATATGCTTTATTTCGTAATAAGTCAACAATTTTTTTGTAGGAACGAAATCTAAAATCTCTCTCGACCAGTCTTCTGGTTTAGAGTTCTTTACTAGAGCTTTGATTTCGGTTTGTGATCCGTAATATTCTTTCCAGTCAGATTCTTTAACTACTTTTTTCTTTTGAGGTACTCGACCGCCGATACCGGCTGCTTTTCTCTCTTCTTTTAAAGCTTCTAATTCTCTCTTACCTAACTTAACATTACGTTCAAAATATAGAACTTTTTTTCCTACGTACTTTTTTTGAGTTGGAAGATGTGTAACCTTATAGATGAACCCATATGTGCCTTCTGGCATGTCTGAGATCTCTGTTATAAGTTTGTCTTTAAATCTCCAACTTACTGGTGTAAGTGACATATTAATTCATGGTTTTTGACACTAAACTTAGTTCACCGTTAGCAGTGTTACCTGGGTAGGCGAATACTA